GAAGCGCAGCCAACCCCCTACCCCTATCGTCTCGTTTGGGACCGCCTAGGGCGCAAGGGGCAGCGAGTGAAGATCATTCGCCAATCACTTCAGATAGCGCACGTAATGTTCGAGGATGGCTTCACCGCCAACCTCGCTAGACAGGCACTCAGGCGCACCTGAAGGCGCGTCCGGGGGGCCAACCGGAGGCGCGTCATGCTCTTGATTGTCGATATTCTGTTGGTTGCCTACATCATCGTGCCGCTCTGCGATCTAGTGTTCAATGAGCGGGTTCGCATTCCCATCAAAATCGCCGTCTACGTCGTCGCCCTGGCTTGGGTGCTGTACTGGCTGTTCGCCGGTAGAGCGGGAGTGTAGTTATGCCGGGACGCAAGGGCAAGAAAAACGTGAGCCGCAACATCCGCGAATTTACCAAGGGCAAGACGTTCAAAAAAACGGCCGCAAAAAAAGGCCGCAAACGCGCCTTGAAGCAAGCGGTTGCGGTTGGTCTCAGGCAAGCCGGAGTACCGCGCAAAAAAGCCAAAAAAAAAAGACGGACTGGATAACCCTAATTTTCACCGAAAAGAGGTAGAGGTATGGACGCACCCGCCGACAGCGCCGCGAAAGTTCTCAGCAGCAAGGGCAAGAAACTACACACCCATGGAATGCATCTCCGCCGCACCGCCAACGGCTACATTGCCAAACACGAACTAGCCGACAGCAAGGGCCAGCCGCCGCAGGACGGACAGAGCGGAGAGGCCGAGTACAACGTCGCCAATCCCGCCGAGCTTGCCGCGCACGTTCAGCAACATATGGGGCCGGTAGAACCGGACGAGGCGGAGGCGTGATGTGGTTTCGACCTCGCCCGCTCCAAGTAAACCTCCGCTTCGATTCCCCGCTGCATCTCGCCTTCGACCCCCCGCCCGAACCGTCACAGGCGGGAGTCAGGGTCTCCTCCACCATCGACGGCATCACCGTGAAAGGAACGGCACCCATGGCCTACACACTACCCAACGACAAAGAAGTAGCCTTGAACATTGCCTATGTGGACGCTAAGGGCAATCCCGCCATGGTCGACGGCGATGTCGAATGGTCGTCCTCAGACGACACCATTTGCACCGTGACCGCCAAACCCGGCAACCAAGCCATGAATGCGATGGTCGTTCCCGCCGATAAAATCGGCAACGCACAGATCAGCGCGAAGGCTGATGCCGATATGGGAGAGGGCGTCAAAGAAATCATTACCCTATTCGACTTAACCGTGGTAGGCGGAGAAGCGGTTGCCGGAACCATCACCCCCGCAGAGACCATGCCAGTAGACAAAAAACGGAAGTGACACGCCAAATTCCGCTCTGGTATAAATAGCGATTCTTCATGAGGTACTTGCTATGGATCGCAGAGCATTTCTTTCAATCGGCGCAGCCGCTTCGAGCTACGCCGCCGTGCAAGGGTTTGCCCCCAAACTCTTCGCCCAATCGTCCACAGGCCCGGACCCCAACCTGCTTAACGATATGGTGTCATGGCACGCCTATATCGGCACCAGCGCACTAAGCGGCACAGCCAGCCAAAGTGACTGGATTGGCTTACTGAATAACTACAGCGGCGTAATGAACGACTGGAATAACAAGAATCTGGATGCACAGTTGATTCCAGCCATTCAAGGTGTAGGGGCGGTCGACCTGACCGGACTCGACGCAATCGCCGTCTTGCAGCAATGGCAGGCGTACAACCCCGGCGCTCAACTCTCCGATGTCCAAAGCTGCCTCAACCTGCTAGGCAACGATCCTGCGAGCACAGCCGCCGCCGTCGCCTTCCTCCAGACCCAAGGGGTAACAGGGTTGCTCTCCCGCACCATGCAAACGTGCAACCGAATGTCTCAGATCGCCGCCGCCGCACAACCCGTCAAGATGGTTCCCCACCACCGCCCGCCTCCACAGCGGGCGCACCTTCGATATGCCGTACTCCAGAGACCCAACCAGCCCAACGCACCGGATAGCGGGGGCTACAACTGTCAGACGGATGGCCTTATAGTCTTGGGCGTGGGTCTGATATTTGCGACCATCGCGGTTATGTCTGGAGTTGGCGTCTTGGCCTTCGCGTTTTGGGAAGGGCTTAGTCTATGGGGTGGCACAGCAGCGACCCTATGGGGCGCAGGACACGCGGCTAAATGCGGGACATAAGGAGAAGATTATGGGAGTAGGCATCGCCGCTATCATCTTGGGCATTCTCACCGTCTACGTCAGTTGGAGAACCCGGCAGCGCCGGAAGGGTTCGCCTCGAAGGCCCTCAGACAACATTGCGCTTGGGGCGCTCACCGCCGTAGCCATGGCTTGCCTTGTCTTGTTTGGCTATACCCTAGCCAACCTACACCACTAACCCGATGAGCCAGCATTTCAACTGGCGTCGTCTTCGTGACCCCTCCGCCGAGCGTGGCGACAACCGCGCTTGGCGGGAGGAGCTAACCGATATCGTCTTACACAACGATGAAGTGAAGGAGGACGGGAGGCGATGCTGCAAGAGCAACCTTCTCGCTCTCAGCTACGTTCTAGGGTACTGCCTGATAGACGAAGCCGTTCACCATGAGGCCATTCAGTTTTTCCCCGAGATAGACCCCGCCCAAACGGTTGCCGAACTCCACATCGGGCGCAAGCGGAGACGCACCCTACTCTACCCGCGCAACACCTACAAAACTACACTCGACAACGCCTACTGCGTCCAACTCATCCTGCATTACTACATGACCATAGCCATCCTGATCATGAGCGGAGGCAAGGAACTCGCCTTCGCCTTCGTGGATCAGGTTGCCAGCTTCTTTGTCAACCCTTCGCACCGACCTCGCACCCTGTTTCAATCCCTCTTTCCCGAGCTATGTGTACCGCGACCGTCGAAGATTCCGGGGCAATTCACCTGCCAGCTACGCCAGCACGACCCCAAGATCATCGAGCCGCTGATATGGGCCAACTCCATCGACTCCAACGTCACCGGATGGCACCCCGACGTGTTGATCTATGACGACATCAACACCAACCGCAACTCGCGCAAGTTCGAGGGCCGGGTAGCCATCACCAAGGCGTACAAACTCACCCGCAAAATTCTGAAGCCGACCGGCTTTGAAATCAAGATCGGAACCCCCTATGGCTTGGGAGACACCTTCAGCGATGAGGTTCTGACGGCGAGGCCGGGAAGCTATCACCGGGTCTTCAAACCCGCGCTCCGGCTGTTGAACGGCGAACGTCTCGACCCCAACGGATTCCCCGCCGAACATGAAATCGAACTCCTGTTCCCTGCCATCCTCAGCTACGAATTTCTGCGGGAGGAGTATGAGGCCGACTACGAGTTTTTCATGAGCCAATACATGCTCGACAGCTACGGAGCCGCCGAGCTTGTCTTCACCGAGGCGCAAATGTTAGCGGCGATGGTGGACGAAAGCGACCTCCCCATGGAGGGTCAACGATTCCTCCACTTCCGGGTTCCCTGCCGGAGCATCAACTGGCTTACGACCTCCGGCGCGGTAGGCATTATGCAGCGGAACCGCATGTATATCGCGGAGACTTTGCAAGGCCATTACAAGCCATCCATCCTAGCCAAAGTCATCCACGACACGGCACGGCGGAACGGGTTGCATAACATCTCCATCGAGGAATCGCCGGGTGCGCGGCTGATGCAACCCGCAATCAATAACTACAGTTTGACTACGGGTTGGAACATCACCATAACGTGGATTGAGTTTGAGGCCGACGCCGCCGAACGCGACACCCGCATCCGCCACCTAGAGCCGTTGCTGGCAACCTCACGGCTGTTCTTCTCCAACGCGCTCAAGACCAAACCGCTCATCGAGGGCTTCGTGCAATACGGGATGTCCCCGGACGACGGCCTACCCGATGTCGTGGCCCGCGTTGCCGATCACCTTCCGGTAAGCATCGCCGCCGAGGAGCTAGACGAAGAAGACCTCGCATGGGAGATGATGATGCAGCGCGACAAATACAACCTCATCTACGGACGCGGCGCGTACTCCCCGCCCGAGCCGGAGCCGGAGGAGCTTGAGCCAACGGCCAGCTTCGAGGAACACGCCTTCAACGATCAGGGGCTTGAGGTAATCATGCCGGGGCTGGAGTAGGGTTTCGCCTAGTTTTCGCTAAAGCCGTAAGCTGTTGCACAGCCTAGGTTGTACTATCGTCACAAAGGTTTTATTATCCCCGAAACTTGTTGCACGCAGTTGTCGTCTCTTCCAGTCTGAACGCACCCCCAAAAAAAGGGAGTGCCATAAACAACGGAAGTGGCCGGAGCGAACGCACTAACCCCGGACCCGGAACCCGTCACAGCGCATTTACGGTTTAAGGGTGCAGGTATGGCCGCGTCCGTTCTGGAGATGGAGAGCAACCCACACGCCCCCGTTCTACCGGGCGATGTGGCGACCTCCAGCGATCCAACCATCCCGCCGAAGTACACCGACGCCGCCGTTATCAGCATCGTGGTACAGGACTACGAACGGGCCAGCCAATGGCAGGATGATCGACGTTGGCCGCTGCAATGGACCGAAAGCGACATTCTCTACCAGTCGCCCCGCAGTATGAGCGTTTTCGAGGGGTCATCGGTTACCCGGTCGAACGTCTCAAGGTTTACGGTTGCCAAGCAAACCAACTCACTCGCCCCCGCCATAGCAGGGGCGATTTTTTCGGACACCACCCCGTTTCTGGTGCGGCCCCGCCCCGCCACCCATCAGGACACGGTAAGAGCGTGGACCGATCTTGTCTCCGAACTGATAGACGAAATCAACTTCAAGCAAGAGTGTAGTTATGGCATTCAGGGCATGGTCAACTCCGGCACCGTCATCTACAAAATCGGATGGGAGACAGAGACCAAACTGGAGACCCACTATCGGAGAAAGAAAGCGCCGCCGCAAGTGCCGATGCCGCTAGGCCAGCCCATGACGGTGTTTACCGAGGAGTCGGACGAGTTTGAAGCCGTAGAGGAAGAAGTTACCCGCAACCGGCCCACCTTCGAGAAATGCGAACTGGGGGAGGTTTTCATTGACCCCAAGTGGAAGAACCCAAACCAGCTATGGAAAGCAAAATTCATCATTCATCGCAACTACCTCAACTACGATGACCTCACCAAGCTCCGTGAGAACCCCGACTACGACATCCCGAGCGACGACATCCTCCGCCACATTTTTATGTCGGACGAGGAGCAGACCAAACCCGTATTCGGGACTGAGGAGTCGATGACGGTTAACACCAGCGTGCACCACGCCGCCCGCCAGGACACCGATTGGTCAGAAGACCCGCTCTTGAAACCCATGCAGGTATTGGAGTGGTTTGACAAAACGCAGGTGCGGGTTGTCCTGCAACAGAAGTGCGTCATCCGCAACGGCAAACACAAGCTCCCCGAAAAGCCCTTCCTCTCCGCCAATTACTGGGACATCGAAAACAGCGGATACGGCATGGGGGTTGGCCGCATCTCCGGCGCTGACCAGCGCGTGGAACAGGGGATGATAAACGCCATTCTCGACATCCTAGCCTTCGCGGTACAGCCGGAGTATGCCATCGCACGAGGGGCGAATGTGCCGACTCAGGACCAGCGGCGAAGGCTAGGAGGCATACGCATGGTGGACGGCAACGACGCCACCAAAGCAATCTCGTTGGTCCCGCAGCCGGTAGTACCGCCCGATGGCTGGCGAGCGATTCAAGCGGTCGTGGGATCGAGCGAAGGCGCGACCGGAGCCGACCAAGCCACCGTGCAAGGTGTTCTCCCCGGTCGCGGCAGCAGCGTGGGGCATTCCGGCACCGGAGCCGGGATGCTCCAAGCCGCCTCCAGCGGGCGTCTACAAAGCCCGGTCGAACGCTTCATCGACGGGGTATTCCTGCCCTTCCTCAACTTCCTCTTTCAGATGGTGAAAGAGCGGATGCCGATACAGGAAATCCGCGACCGCATTGGTGAGCGCACCAAAGACCTCATCCCCGACTTCGGGGACTTCATGGCAACCAACGTCAAATTTGAAACCCTCGCAGGTACAAAACTCGCAGCCCGCAACCGCATGGCGCAAGCCCTTCCCTTCCTGTTGGAAGTCTTCGGCAATCAAGCGTTGATCCAGCAACTAAGCGCCGTTGGCTACAAAGTGAACGTGATGGAGTTGGTAAAGATGGTGCTGGATATGTCGGAGTGGAAGAACCGCGCCGACCTTGTTGTTCCCATGACGCAACAGGAAATGCAGACCATGGCCGCGCAAAACCCCGCCGCGATCAAAGCCCAAGCCGACTCCGCCCAACTGCAACAGAAGCACCAGAACGATATGGAGTTGGAAGACAAAAAAATCGCCGGGAGAATTGCCAGCAAATCCGTAGACACCACCCACAAAACGCTTGTCGAATCGCCGCTCGAACGCGCCAGCAGCTTTGCCGAGCGCACCGCCGACGAGCGCCAAATGCAAGCCAGCCAGTTTTTCGGATCGTCACCGGGAGGGTAAATGGAACACCCTAACTTCATGCCCATACCGCCGCGCCATCAACGCGCTCTGGAGATGTTGAGAGCGCAGAGGCTACGCGACAACTTGGGCGCAATCGGCAAGGGCGCAATGCGCGACGATGACGACGTGTTAACGCTGGAGCAGATCGTTGACCCATTGTGGGAGCGTGGCCTGATTGAAGACCTCACATGGACCGACCTTAAGGAAAGCGGCAAATACTTCCTCCGCCTCACGCAGCTAGGCGACATCTGCCTGAGTCTTGGATATATGCTCCGCGACCCGCGCAAGGTCACTCTTGCGGAGATGAAATTTTTGGCAGGACAGGAAACCACAATAACTACATTGCCACCCGGCACCGCCGAGCGCCTAGCCAAGTACGACGCCAACGAAGAAAAGGAAGCCATCGCATGATCGAGCAAGCCATCCGCAGCGAGAGACGATTCGGAGTGACAGCGGAACTAACCGCGCTGCAACGCCGCAATCTGTTTCAAGTACGCAACAGCGAGGCATGGGCGGATGTCCTTGACGTGATGGAAATGTGCTGTATCGAAATCGAAACCCAACTCATCAACACCAACGCCGAGGCCGAGGCCGAGGTACTAGCCAACCACAAGATGGCGAAAGCAGCATGGCAAATCTTCACCCACCTGCAACAGAAAGTGGACGACGAAATATCCCTCTACCTCAACAGCAACGCGAGAACCCCCACGCTGCCTAACTTAACCGCAGAGCAACAGTTATTGGAAAACATTCTTGATCCAACGAGGCCGATGTTATCCGAAGGCGACGAGCTAGAGATGGCCCGTTTGGATCGAGTGCGAGGCTGATGATGAAATACGAATGGCTGAATGACGGAGAACCCGATGAAAACGGCGACTACATAGCCGTCATCGAAAATGCCAGTGGAGCCAGAATCTCCACCTTCAAAGGGAAGACCTACAAGGAAGTGGCAGATGCACTACTGCATTCGCAAGCCAACGCCAACCGCGAAATCAGCCGTCTGCGACGGCCCGACCGTGCGAGGATTCCCCAACCGCTCAAAACCGAAACCAAAGAACTAACCTCCGCCGACAAGCTCCGCCTATCGACGGAAATCACCGATCCTGACAGAGTAGTGGAAGCCGTGACGGAAATCGTAACTCACGCGCAGGGAGCCTCCCCGCGTGAAATAACTACACGTTTAGCCAACATGACCGACGAACAGCGCGACCAGTACTACAAAGACGAAGCCGTTGCCTTCATGAAAGACACACCCGATTACTACCCCGTACAACAGAACCGTGACAAACTCTTTGGCGCGTTGAAAGACAGCCAACTAGACCTCACGCGGAATAACCTCACTCTGGTTTTCCAAACCCTCCAAGACCAAGGCGAAATGATCGCGTGGCCAGCGGAGCCAACCGATGGACCCAAACCGAACGGACAGATGCGCGAAGAATCGCCGGAGCCTAATCCTCCCTCTCCTACAAATACGAGCAGACCACGCAGCGTATCGACAGGGATTAGGAGCAGTGACGCATCCGCTTCCCCACCCCCGCCGCCTACGCCGAAGAAGATCACACGCGCAGACATCGAACGTATGTCAAGGGCGGAGTATCAAGAGAGATTGCGAGACCCGGCCTTTAAAAAAGCGGTTGATGCCCTAGGCGCGTGACTTCCCAACAGAGGGGGATGGTCACATGCAAGACACATCGAGAGCCACCGAGTACGGCAAGAAGTTTGCCAAAAGTATAGTTATACCGTTCATTGAGTTTGCCGCCGCCATCGGCGGACAACTCTTCGTCTGGACCCATAGCGTGGCGCAATATCGCGTCCATGGAGCGTTGGCCGTTGGCGTCTCGCCAGCATCCAACTTGACCACCAACCTGCCGCAATCGGTAGTGACCAGCTTCGACAAGGTTTTCGTGGAGAACCTTAAAGCGGAGACGCCATGGGTGCGCTGTACCGCACGCCGCTCCATTGACGAGAACTCCGGCAATAAGTTGGTGCTGTATATGTATCAGAATCTTCCCGCGCCTCCGCTCACCCAGGCACCGGAAGGAACGATCCAAACCGGCCTCACGGTTACGGTGGTACAGAACACGTCCACCATCGGCAACTATGCCGATTACGCGAACATCTCGACGTACGCCATTCAAACCGCCATCGACCCCGCGCTGGAAGCGTTGGGAGTGCAGATGGCCTATCGCTTGGCGCAGCTAATCAACATCATCATTCAAAACACCGCCGACGGAGCCAACGTCGTCGATGCACTGGTAGCTCACACCCCGCTAGGCACCAACCTTGTCGCGCAGGACATCACTTCGATGGTGCAGTCTCTAACCGCCGTCAACGCTCTCCCCTTTGAGAACGGACGCATGGCGGGAGTCATTCACCCCTTCATCGTTGGCGACATCCTGATCAGCACCCAACCCAACGGCATCACCGACGTGTTGAAGAGAACGGCGGAGGGCCAAGAGAAGTTGCGCGAACTCCCGGCACCGGACGGCGACAATGTAACCGTCATCGACTGGGGGGGAGCCAGCTTTCACCAATCCACGTTGGTCAAACAGACTGGTTCAGCCCCGGTCAAATTCCGCACCTATGTCATCGCCCGCGATGGCTTGATCGGAGTGTCGTTCGGAGCCAAGGAGAATACCCAAATCGGAGACGGCAACTGGAGGAACCTGAATGTTTGGGTTCGAAGGTTGACGGAGCCGAGCGGGTACGATCCATCGCGCATGATCGGCGGGTTCGCGAGCTACAACGCGATGTATACCGTGACCCTTCCCCCCGATCCGGTTCAACGCATCCGCTACACCGACGCCGCCAGCGCCATTACCTAAAAAGCTGGAGCAAGGGTTGCGTCCTAGAGCCGCGCAACCTTAAAGGGGGGAGAGAGGCGGGAGGGCTTCTCTTCTCCCGCTCCACCCCCAACCCCGAAGGAGGATGTTATGCCACTCGACAGAGCCAAGATCACCGCGCAGCTTGAGGAGCTTCAACTGGAGGAGACGCAGGAACGGGTAGAAAACATGCGTCAGGCCAAAGCCGCCCGTATCCTACGCGCCGCCACCCGCGAACGCGACATCATGCGCGACCGCGCCATGACCAAGGAGCGACAGGAGGCGTGCTGGCACAAGAAAGGCGGCAAGGGCGTGGAGATGCTGTTGCGCGGCAATGACCATAACTACGCCGTCGTCAAGCACCAGCTTGCCCACGGTCCCGTCATCATCATTTGCCAGCGATGCACCAAGGTAGTAGAGCCGCCTGACCAGAGGTTGAACGCGAAGACTGCCACCATGCAGCAGAAGGCCGAGTACAGACGCCTCTACGACGAGTACGTAGTGTGGCTCAACCTGCCCACCGATAACGAAATGAGCGGAACCCAACTGTTCGTTGTTGGTCCCCCGCCAACGCCGCCCATCGCAGCGCCCGACGCACCTATCGCCGCCTAACCCCCATGCCGAAGACCAAGACCAAACCGCCGAAGAGGACAGCCCCGAAGAAGGCCGCGCCGAAGTCACGACCCAAGCGGCTACACGCACACAAAGCCGTTCACCCCAAACCGATTAAGAAAGCGAGACCCACCATGACCACAGCCGCCACAGCAAAAGACGACTCCCCGCGCGGAGCCGGGAGCGGAGAACACGCCAACGCCACCCGCGACCGCGACGAAACCAAAGGCAAAGGCCACAAAACGAAGACCACGGAGTACCCCGAGGGCGACATAGAGAAGGGCAGAATCGACCCGGAGGCATTGACCGAGGGACAGACCGCCGAACAAATCGCCATGCGCGACCGCCGCGCCTATCTCCTCGACCAAGCCGAGAAAAACGAAGCCGCCAACGATGAACTCAACGCCATACAGGTCGACCAGAACAAGCGGGTGCAGCTAGCGCAAAACATCCTGCAAGACCCGGATGAGATGCGCGAGTCTTCGATGGAAACCGCCATCAACGCGCTCAAGCAGCACGACCCCGACGAACGCAAAAAGAACGCCGAGGCCGCACAGAAGAACGCCGAGAAGAACCCCAGGTACACCGGCAGCCCCACCACGGCGGACTTCAAACAAGGCCAAGCGGCAGGGTAATAACTACAGGAGTGCGCGATGGGGAACAGCACGATCAAACTGATGGATATTGTGGATGAGGTTGCCGTGATGGGCGACCTCACCCCGGTATTGAAGTCGACCGGAGGCTACGCCGCGCAGCCCGCGCTCTCCATCGGCAACACGGTTATGGGAGAGATGCTATCGGTACGCTTCCCTTGGAAGTGGAACCGGGCCAAGGTTCCCGCCTTCGTGCTGACCCCGTTGCAGCAGGACTACGCGAGCCTCAACGTCAACAACATTGGATGGCTGGAGAACGGCGTCCGCATCGACATCAACAACACCCAAGTACCGCCGCCGTCATGGAAGGTTGCCGCCGTCCGCGACATCGAGATTGACAACTCCATCGGCGGGTTCCCCGGCGAAGTGTGTTGGTATCCCAACCATCAACTGGAATGCGGAAGATGGCCGGGGCCGGGAATCGTCTACCTCAACCCCGTAGGTCTGTCAGCCAGCAACAACAACAAGGCGACCAACATCTACGACGCCGCAGGAAACATTCTGGTGTTGACGCAGTTCGGCACCACCGGAGCTACCCCACCCGGCGCACCAAGCGGAACCGCCGCAGGTGTAGTTATTACGGACGGAAGTTGCGCGTGGACCGTAGCCGACCCCAACGCGCAAGGCTTCCGATTTCTTCCCCGCCCACCCTCCGGGGGAAACGTTTGGTTAATGCGAATCTTCGCGCAGATGAAGCAGCCGCCGCGCTTCATCAATCTAGGACAGGTCATCGACCCCATCCCCGACGAGTACGCCAAATGGTTCATCGACGGCTTTATCACCTACTCCCATCGCTACTCCTCCAATCCCGCCGTGCAAGGCCGTTTCGACCGCATGAGGATGATGTGGTTTGAATCCCTCGCCGCCGCCGCACGGCAGGGCGACAAGGAAGACGAGGCAAAAGGTTTCTTCCCCGATCAGGCAATCGCGTCTCCAAGCTACGTACAAGACCAAGGGCCATATCCCTATCGCTTCGGTTGGAGGTAAGCCATGCCAGTGACGCGCAACATTCAATCGAGCATGTTGTTTGCGCTGCCTTACATCGGCTACCAGCCCGCCAACATCTCCAACGGCGAACCCGCAGTGACCGCCGCCAATCTGGTTAAACAAACCATGTTGGGCGCTCCCTTCAAATGGCCATGGAACCGCGCCAACTTTGAAATCAGCATCGCTACCCCGGATAGCTCCGGCGATGTAGTTATTACGCAAGACTACGCCGTGGCAACTACCCTGTACGCCTTCCTCGAAAAAGCGTGGCTGACCGACAGCAGCAGCGGAGAAGTAAAAGAGCTTCCCATTGTCTCCAGCCTCACCGCTGAAAGTGCAGTGATGCGGCCACAGAGCATCGCCGTGCAAGGCCAGGACGACGACGGCATAACCTTGCGCCTCAATTCCCTGCCCGACCGCGCCTACCTGCTAGACGGCTTCTACCAGCGGACCCCGACACTGGTTACTTCCCCGGCATCCTCATGGGGGCCGATTCCAGATCACCTTAGTTACATCTACGACTGGGGATTTTTGGCGATGCTTTCCATGCTCACCAAGGACATCCGGCAAAGCGTCTTTCAGCAAAAATTTGTTGCCCACCTGCTAGGAGCGCAGGACGGGATAACCGCAACCCAACGCAACATCTTCATTGGCGATTGGCTGGCTCTGATGGGTGAAGCGGGACGCGGCCAACTCACCACACAACAAGGCGTACAGGCGAGGAGCGCAAGCTGATGGCAGGGCCGCTACAGATCGAGGGAGCGCAGGGCGCACCGTCCGACTACGCCCCGTTGCACGTCAACCGCATGGTGACCGGGTATTGGACCAATACCAACCCGCTCCGCGATGCCGCGACCGATATGTTCACGGAGAAGTTCTATGGCGGAAGGCAAGACCGCATCGCAGCAGGACTCAACGCCGAAATAAGCTCCAAGCTCACCCTCCGCCGCCGCTCCGGGTTTTCGGTTTACAACGCGCAAATCTTCCCCCCGATCAGACGTTTTTATGGTTGGAATACCTTCACTCTGAGCGATGAATTTGTGCGCGTCATGGCAGACACCGACACCGCCGTTTATGACGCCACCGGACCCAATACAAAAACCGAAGTCATGGGGAAAACCCTAGGCGCGGGACCGACCTACTTCCTAGGCGTAGGCAACACCCTTTACATGACCAATGGAGTCGATAACAAGCAACTCAACAATGCCACCGGGATAGTTAGAAACTGGGGTATCGTCGCCCCCACCGTGACCCCCACCGTGACGCAGACCGCGAGGCCCAACCCTTATCCCACATGGCAACCCGACACCTGCTACAGCAGCAGCGATGTATTCGGCCTCGCCATCGAGGACAGCAATAACAACATTCAGCGAGTAACTACATTCGGTCTCACCGGAGCCAGTGAACCGGCGTGGAACCCTACCCAGTTCGCAGCCACCTTTGACAATACCGTGACGTGGCAAAACATGGGGCCTTCGGGCTGGACCCCCGGACATAACTACGTCTATGGCGACCCGGTTGTAGGCCGGGTGTTCGACCCCGGCAGCGGGCTTACCATCGGGCAACTTTTTTGGTGTACCCACGCGGGAACCAGCGGCAGCACGGAACCGGCTTGGCTGGAAGGAACGGGGACGCTAGTTGATGACAACGGTGTGACGTGGAAGAACGCGGGGACTCTCTTGTCATGGTCGTCTGACATCGGACCCTCTACGGAAATCGTTGGCGTGACCACGATCCTAGACCCCAACGGGTAT